CTGCTTTCTCAGACTGTTCCCATGATACCCTTTCATTATCAATTCCATAATATGGTTCTTTGTTTGAAAGTTATCAACTTCATGTTCAATTGATTTAAGTACCTTAACAGCTTTGTCAACGAATAAACGAAAATAATCATTGAAAGTCTGCATTGCCCGACAGGTCTGTAACTCCACGTAATCCTTTGTGCGCCGATAGAAGGCTCTATTCCCAGGAATCGGAGTATCAAGTGCAAATGCGACCGAGTATTTTGAGTTCTTATTCCACAAGGATTTATCGTCAGGAAGACAATTTTGTTTCCAGTCAAAAAGATTTTTGAGATGCATATTGTCGTACATTAGATGATAGAGCCAGTTAACCACATGATCGTTCTGAAAATTGTCAATGAGATGTGAGAGATATAACGCTTCGTTCTCACCAGGGTCAGTTACCTTATTTTCTGGGTTGATAATCCTGACAACTGTATCATACAACGGCCGTATTGGTTTGAGATTGTGATCCCAGTAGAATGATAGGAATGAGGGCCTCCTACGGAATGAATGGTACCATCTATGAGTAGTACCATCCTCGTGATTATAATTGAGGTCCAGCTCATTTGATTCAATGAATCGCAATGGCTTTAAATTACGCGTCCCGTCCTTAAGATACGTCCCTGGAGCATACACTGGTCTACGAAACCCTACCCTGACCTCACGCTTAGAAGTCATATAGGAGTCTTCTTGTGATGCTGTCATGCCAAACCATCGCTTCGCTCGCTTCTGGAACTTTGTCTTAAAGATCTTTTGAAGTCTACCAGTAGAGTCGTGCATTGATATCAGATGATCATCTCCATATACGTAGCATGTCCAGGACACTATGTTAAAGGAAGACATTATCTCCCCAATAACAACATAGTTAATCACTGAGTCAAGGAGTGATGTCCATATAGATCCGGATGGTACACCACTTGTCGTATTAATAGCAAACCCTTTAGACATGATATACTTCTTGTTGATGAGAGATTTTGAAATGAACCTTCTAAAATTAGAGATATAATTGAACGCCGCAGGCTCGTCGGTATTCATCATATAGAGAATTACATCGAATGCTCTTTGTATTAAGCATGCCGGTATTGACTGATCGAACTTTGACCAATCACCGACATATGTAATATCAAATCGTTCTAGCATCCGTCCTATATGCGACCATTCGTCAGTGTATT